TTTTTTTTTTTCACAGAGACGCGTATGCGCGGGCGGAAGGGACGCCACTGGCTGAGGCCCGAGATCACGGAGATCTCGCCCACCAGTTGTCACTCACTCGTAGTCCATGGACATTTTCTCAATGTTGGCCAAGTCGAGCACCGTGGGTTCAAGACACAGAACAGTCGCCTCGAAGAGTTCTTGCACTTCCATGATATCGAGATCATAGACTTTGGAACTCCAGAACGAAAACTGGTCATCATCCACAAGGTTAGGTGCTTCCTTGGTCATCTTGATGATCGTTGAAGTGGTGTAGCCATTGCTCCTGGCCATCCACCCCAAATCCTCCACCGACACTTGGTCGTGGCCGTCTTCCATCTCAAAACGCTTGAGGAACATGTCACGTAGCCAATGCACATGCATACAGCCGAATGCGTAAGATAACGACTTCGCGGCCATATAATGTGAATCGGACATGCCATCATTGTTGTTCGCTCGCACGTTGAAACGTACTAACATCTTGCCTAAAAGAGGGATCATCGTTGGTGTGTCAACATCAGCGAATATCCGCCTACTGAGGAAGGTGGCTTCCCCGTCCAACTTAGGGCCTTTTGCCTTCAACACCATTTTGAACTCAGCCACGGTCTTGACCCACTCGTCGAGGTTGAGCCTCTTGTCGAGGCACGCGAGTAAGTCATCGCCTAACACCAGAGCTTTGCCCCGGCGACGTTGCCTGCGACAGACAACTGCGAACATGACCATGTTGTAAACTGAGTTACGGAACGTGGTGTTGGTGGTACCTGTGGCTAATTGATAAGCCAAGTCTACGCGGAGTCCGAACTCGCGGTTGGTGAGCGTATATTTTTCCATCTTCTCCATCAGTTTGCAATACCACTCGGGGATACCGAGTTTTCGCATCATGACGTCGATGATCTTTGCGACTTTAGACCGCTGTTCGCGGTCATTCCTGCTGAAGTCGCCTTCGACTATGTTTGAGTAGCGTTCATCCTTGATGAAGCTAGCGAGAGAAATGGGGTCACTCTTGTAACCCAGTTTGACGATGACATCGCCGACTGTCAATTGACGACCGTCGGGCAGTTCAGTTGCCAAAAGTTGAACCAAACGTTCCATCTTCACCATACTGGGCGGCCCAGTGACGGCGTTGAAAACGTCCGTGCCAGCGTAAATGATCCTTCCCGCAGCACTACTGTCATAGCGCTTGCCGGTCAAGACTTCAATCTTGACGGAACCATTTTTGCTGGTCAACTCCTTAACATCAGAAAGGTCGCGCGTGTCCCACGCTTCCTCCATCCGCCTTCTTTTACTCTCATCGAACTTTGCCAACCACCGTTCGCGGTCAGCATCGTTCTCTTCCCAAACGTCGAAGAGGGAAGGCAATTCTTTGATGATTGCCACGCTCTGTTCGAACTCGTACGCGCCGACATCGTCTAGCGGTCCGTCTTGCATGAAGTTGCTCCGCTTATTTACAGCTGAAGCATACGATATGGGGTCGTTACTCGTGACGATCGGTACACAGGCTGAATGGACAGGCCCGAGTTGATTGACACGATTCTTTAACGCCTCAAAGTCTGTCGCTTCGCGATCAGACATAATCGCCTTCACTTTCCAGTCTATCTCTCTCTCTTGGATTTGAGTGAGACATCCGTCAAGTTCGTAGACACCGCGAGGATCGACGTATTTTGTCGACAGGTCTACTGGCAATGGCCCCAAGGTCGCGCATCGAGCCCGTCTGTTAGCATTGACAACAGAGTGGGGCTGATGGCGGGCGGGGGCCGACATACAAGGTTTGTTGGTTGTTGGTTGGTTGTTGTTGTTGGTTGGGTTTGGTTGGAAG